GCCACAGGGTCTTTGTGAATGTCGATCGGACGTTCACGGACAAGGCCAAAAATAGTCTGGCGGTCGTAGCGAAGGGCATCAGGCTGTTTGCGCATTGATGCCGAGATACGCTTCCAGTCTTCGCGGTAGTTGTCGATAACTTCATTTTTTGCCCAGCGATGGATGCTGCCGTCAATGTTTCCGGCATCCACATCACCAGGCCAGAGAGCGTAGGCCAGTTCGTCATCCAGTGTTTTCCATGTCTGCTTGTATTCGCGATGAGTGGCAGCAATGACCGGGCTGATTTTTCCTGTTGAATTGTCAGTGTACTGTTGATTGGCTCTGGCGCGGGCGAGATCAACAACAGACGTGTATTTTCCGGTTTCCTTGCGTTCACCTTCGCGACGTTTTTTCCAGATGCGCATCTCTGCCTGAATTTCGGGCCATTTAGCACCAGGAATACATTTATGCTTAACCCACCCAATGGCGTGCAACTTAAGCTCCGGATACATGGCGTTAACTTCTGGCATTTTCATCAACGCTTCAACGATATGTCCGTCGAATGTTGCCATGTCTTCCTGCAACAATTCCTGTGCGCTAATAACCATATCAACGGTGATGTTTTCACATGTGTCGAACTTAACCAGGACCGCGTTCTGTACTTCAGGGGACAGCTTGTCAAAATTGACGTTCATCGGATCGGATTCTGGTTCGACCGGAATAAAGGAAGCGGATTCCTCATCCCAGCAGTTTTCCTGCATATATTCGGTATCCCAGGAGTCGATGGCAGGGCGGGGCATGCCGGGTTTATCCTCGCAAACAAGAAATTTATAAGCGCAGTCCTGAGCAGCCGGATATTGCTCCAGGAATTGCCAGGTAAATTTGGCTCGGGCGCGGCGTTCGTCGCCGGCTTCAATGGCAGTGGCTACAGCGACTGCACCTTCTTCCTTTATTGCCTGTTCGTCCGGAATGGCGGCGCAAATAAAGACTTTACTCATTTTGTTTTAACCTCATTACAGATTTAAGGGTGAACAAATCCCTGCCATTGCTGGCATATAAAAATGAAACCGGATATTAATTACGGTGCTGTTTTAAGTCCTGCCGGGATTTCGTTATTGTCCATGCGAATAACTTTATCAACCGGATAACAGTTGCCGGGAATTTTCTGTTCCGCTGCGGCAGCCATGCATTCTTTCATTGAGTCATGTATACCAATAACAAGATCGACTGGCTCGCCTGTATTAAGAAAAACCGTCAGAACGAGTGCAAATACTGTATTCATTGTCATCGTCCTTTTTGCATCAGGCGTAAACGGGCCAGCATTGAAACAATGCATATTTGATTTAATAGCTCCCGTTCGTGTTTTCTCTTATTAATGGCATCTTCAGTAAATACAGGGTTACTGATTCTGACACCAATTTCAAAACAACCTTCAGACGTATTGACGTTTGGTAATAACGTTTCCATTATCGCATCCTCAACAATGAATTTTGTGATGCGGTGCCTGGTGCCTCCAGGTGACGTTAACCAGTTAATAATTAACGCCGGATACAGAGAACCCACCCATAAGAACCAATACGGAAGTCAACTGGCCTTTTTAACTGTTCCGCGTGCGCTGAGCCGCATTCACCGCATCACAAAATTCACTTTAAAAAGGGCGGGTATCACAAGGGAAAACAAAAAACGGATACCCGCCAAAAGGTAATCAACATGGGTTGTTGCAGCGGGGTTGTCACTTAAGCGTATGGTCAACCTGACAACCCGGTGTCCTCAACGGGGAAAGAATAACCCCGCCATACTTACCGCCGCGCCATTTCGCGGATTGCCACAACCGGAAGCGCACAGACGAAGATGTCAGTGGTACACAACAAAGGGAGGAATGACTTCGCCGTGCGCTTTCGCGTTATGCCCTGACTTTTCAGGGATATATCCTTTCAGTAAACTGTTTGTGCCGGATTCTTATCCGTGTCCGGCGCACGACCATGCGCTGTCACGTGTGGTCTCCATTCTCAACCAGTAACCTCAATGGAGGATAAAATTAAAATGGTCAGCAAACTAAATCAGACTCGCTGGAAGATTCATTATGAAACAGCGCGTTTAAATTATATTCTTGAATGTTTTGGGGATAACCTTGCTGCTGAGGAAGGCTATCCAAACCATGTCGATGGTTTCGAAGCGATATATCTTTATCTATCCCGTAAACATGGATGGACTATTTCACAGTGTCGTTTAATGCCACTGGATGATATTCGCCTTGCTCTTTCGTTAGAGCTATCAGGGTGGCGACTCCCTGATGATGCAAAGATTGACGACCATCATTCTCACGATGATATAAGTTGTTAAGTTCCAGTAGTTTGGCTTTTGCAATGACCTCTACAGATTTCCAGAATTTGTGGGGGTCTGTACTCTCTTCCTGTTCGTCAGGAATGTTATTGTCCTCAACAGAAACAGAATACAGTCCGGTAAACGCATCGCGCACATTACGAGCCATATTATCAATGTCTTTTTTCGTTTCAGCTTCTAATGCAACTTCGTTCAGACGTTGACGAAGTGTATGTGCTGCAATTTCTTGGATTTCTTTTGGTAACTCTTTAAATTCCATAGTCAACCTCATCAGTCAGTGTTTCTGGCTAACCAGCGATGCGCGCCAGTTTCGGTTTTAAACGTTTTGCTTTTGGTATACGTTATCGCGGTGAACGTACCGTCCTGGTTGGGAAACACGCCGCATACCAGAGATTCACTGTTGCCAAGATCGATAGTATCCATGTTGACCTCATTTCCCCTTAACGCCGGGGGAGCGGAACAAAAACCTGCTGCATAGTTAAAGTTGAACCCTGCCGTCATGTTCTTACGCCTCGGGCTGGCTACTTAACCCCTGACCACTGCCTGGTAACTCGAAGTATTGCCCTGCGTTCTGTGGGGCGGGGTGGGTGGTATGCTGGAACTATAGGTAATGCCTAATTGATTGTCAATAGGCTATGCCTAATGTTTTGATCGTAACCTAATAGGTGATGGCGACAGCAGAAAGTGATGGGGGGTTAAATAACGGAATCCAGGAGTTTTCCGTCAGACCATATAAGTTTAAGTTCCAGTTTTTGTGATGTTCTGGCTTTTCCGTTCAGATTCTAGAGCTTTCAGATACTTACCCACTTTCATTTCCATCGCTGCTATGTAGGCGCGAACATCGTGGTCAACCCAATCTGGTTCTGTAGCATTTCCAGATAACAGGAAAGCTACAATCGCTCTTATTTCATCAGAGGCTGCTTGATAAAGGTTGTTTATATCTAAAAGTTCACTTTTTGTATCTGAATTGGTGGGGGTTGGTATGGGGTATTCGTTAAGCCCCCAATGCTCTGGACCAACAACATCAGAAAAGAAACGCCATAATTCTGGAAGTTTATCTTTACTTATAGAGCCTTTCTTAATCCAGTCATAAATTGATGGTGGTTGGACTTTGAAGTGGCGTGCGACCTCCGCCTTTGATTTGACGGATCCCGATGCGATTTTTTTGTTAATGGCCTGCTCTATCGCTCGGCCTAAGTCTTTACCACTAAGCATTGCTTAATATTCTCCTATGCTCATTGCATTAGGCAATCCCTACCTTTATCGCATTAGGCACAGCCTATTGACATCTGTGTTAGGCGTCGCCTAATATTTCTGTGTGTTTTTGGAGTTCATTCGATGAAAAAAGAGAACTATTCATTCAAGCAAGCTTGTGCTGTTGTCGGTGGGCAATCAGCAATGGCTAGGCTTTTAGGTGTATCACCTCCAAGCGTAAATCAATGGATCAAAGGGGTACGTCAATTGCCTGCCGAGAGATGTCCAGCAATTGAACGTGCAACAAGAGGTGAGGTTCTGTGCGAAGAACTTCGTCCTGATATTGACTGGTCATATTTACGACGTTCGGCATGTTGTTCGCAGAATATGTCAGTGAAGCAACTAAATGACAGTAACAAATCCTCATTTGATCATACCTGAAACATCAAGAGGCAAATGATTCATGAAAATCAAGCATGAACACATCCGCATGGCGATGAATGCCTGGGCGCGTCCTGATGGCGAAAAAGTTCCAGCAGCTGGAATAACCCAGGCTTATTTTGAGTTGGGTATGACGTTTCCTGAACTGTATGACGATAGCCATCCGGAAGCCTTGGCTCGCAATACCCAGAAAATTTTCCGCTGGGTAGAGAAAGACACCCCTGATGCAGTTGAAAAAATTCAGACGTTGTTACCAGCGATCGAAAAGGCAATGCCACCTTTGCTGGTGGCCAGAATGCGCAGCCACAGTTCAGCTTATTTTCGGGAGCTGGTGGAGACGCGGGAGCGACTGGTGAGAGACGCTGATGATTTTGTCGCAGTGGCAATCGCCGGTTTCAATCAGATGAACCGTGGTGGCCCGGCAGGAAATGCTGTGGCAGTTCATTGACTGACAATAGCCATATCGAATCGCTTCCGGCAACTCGTGAGTAAAAAGATTCGGTATCAGAAGAGGTGAGTATGGCTAACGCCTGGCTCAGATTATGGCATGACATGCCAAATGACCCTAAGTGGCGAACAATTGCCAGGGTGTCAGGGCAGCCAATTGCAACAGTGATGGCAGTGTATATCCACCTCCTGGTGAGCGCGTCACGAAATGTCACGCGAGGTCACATTGATGTCACGACAGAAGATTTGGCAAGTGCGCTCGACGTGACAGAAGAGGTAATTGATTCAATTTTGCAGACGATGCAGGGGCGGGTACTTGATGGTGATTTAATCACTGGATGGGAAAAACGCCAGGTGCTGAAAGAGGACAACGGCAATATTTCGCAAACCGCAAAATCTCCGGCAGAGCGCAAGAGGGCGCAGCGAGAGAGGGAAAGAAAGCGGGAACAAAATGGCGATTGTCACGGCGAGTCACGAAATGTCACGCACATGTCACGACGAGTCACGACAGATAAAGATACAGATAAAGATACAGATCAAGAAGATCAAAACACTATGGACCATGGCGTAAAAAACGCCACGAACCAGGCAGGGGATGTTCAGACCGTCAATCCTGGTCAGCCAGCAGGCACGACACCGGAAGCCGATTCAGCGTATGCGCTGAAAGCCGATTCGGGCGCTGTGCAGCAGGTGATGACCGCAAGGCAGGAGCAATCACACCAACTTCAGCAGCCTGAAGCCGATTCCGCCATTCAGCGGGAAGCCGATCGGGTAGTCCCGGAAAACACCGGTCAGTCTGTGGGACGAGTGGATTATCCGGATGTGTTCGAACAGGTCTGGCGGGAGTACCCGTTGCGTGCTGGGGCAAACCCGAAGAAATCCGCTTTCAGTGCCTGGAAGGCCAGATTACGCGAGGGGGTGCCACCAGAGGCCATGCTGGATGGCGTGAGGCGTTACGCAAGATACTTGGCGGCTACCGGGAAAACGGGAACGGAATTTGTTCAGCGAGCGACGACGTTTTTTGGACCGGACCGGAATTTTGAGAACCCCTGGTTGCTCCCGGTAAGCGGCACGAACAACCAGCGTTGTGTGAATCATATTTCTGAACCGGATAACGAAATTCCGCCGGGCTTCAGGGGGTAAGTGTTAATTTCTGGTCATGAGGTAATTTTCAGGAGGGCTTGTGGCAAAAGTTTTTACACAAGAAGAGCGGGAAAAAATTAAAGGGCAGGTTCTTGAACTCGTACGCCAGAGTGGGCGCGAGACGTTACGACAACTGGAAGCTAAAACTGGGGCAACAAGATATCTGATGAGCGTTCTGGCCAGAGAGCTGGTTGCCAGTGGCGATGTATACAACTCTGGTTACGGGTTATTCCCGTCTGAACAGGCGCGTAAGGACTGGCAAAATACCCGTAAAAAGCTCTCAAGGGCAAAGCTGAAGAAACCTGCAGTGGTTGATCCGGACCTTATCTGGTCGTTACCAGACGGCGAAATACGCCGCTACGACAGGCACCAGAACATAATTTGTCGTGAGAGCAGGAGGAGCGAAGTTATGCAGCGTGTGCTGGCGTTCTATCGGGGAAACTTTCAGGAGGTGATGGAGTGAGGGTGAGAGTTTATATTGCCGGTCCAATGACGGGATATGAAAATTTCAACCGTGAGGCATTTCACAAGGTGGAAGAGGAACTGAAACGGGAAGGGCATACCGTCTTAAACCCGGCAGTACTTCCGGACGGGCTGACACAGCCGCACTACATGGATATTTGCATGGCAATGATTCGTTGTGTGGATGCGATTTACATGCTGAATGGCTGGCAGCGGTCAGCGGGCGCTAAGGCAGAGCTGGCACTGGCGGAGAAACTGGGGCATGCGGTGATTTATCAGGAGGTGGCTCAATGAGAGAGGTTAACTATGAGGCGCTTCGTGAGGCAGCACAAAACTATCAGTCGACGCTGGCGTGGTATCAGGCTACCCCGGACAGCCCAAATGCTGAACGGGATTGTGATGCGGCTCTTGCTGCGTTTAAGCGTCATATCCGTCATCGGGAAGCGGATATTATCGCTGGTTTGCTGGATGGACTGGAAGAAGCAAAATCACAACTCAACGAGCAGCGTGAGTATTACGAAGGCGTTATCTCTGATGGGAGCAAGCGTATTGCTGAACTGGATGCGCGGGAAGTTCAATTACCGACTCGCTACGACCTTCGATATGGACACCCGATAAATGCAGATGAGCGACATGTCATGATACCTAAAGAAAATGGCAGTTGGCTTTACCTGATTGACCTAGAACACGCATTACGCGTCGCTGGCATTCGCATCAAAGGAGAGGAGCATGGAAATAAAACCAGAGGATGAGTTAAGCAATATCGTTTTATTTCCGGTAAAAGAGGATGACCCTCGTAATCAGGTTAATTTTCTTTATGAGCCATCGGAAAGACCATATTGTCATCACGCCTCTGTCCGGGTTGACGAAAAAGAGCGTCAGGTCCGCTGTAAAATCTGCGGTGCAGTTGTGGAGCCATTTGACTGGATGCTCTCTGTGGCGAAAAGAGAAACTAGGCTGGCAGATGATGTAAAGCTATTGCGCCAGGAGGAACAGGAAAGGCGGAAAAATATAGAAAAGTTAATTCAGATTGAGCGTAACGCGAAAGCGCGGATACGCAGGGTGACAAAATCCAGAACTGAATAAATAAATTTAGCGCTGTAAATAAAATCTAATCCTTAACTGGAGGTATATTTATGTTAAATACACAGAAAGCCATTAATGCGGAAAAATATAACGAGTGGGCAAGAAAATTCTCTGAGCAGATTTTTAAAATTACTGGCGATGAGAATGCGGCAAAAAATGAATTAGAACCGTGGACGCCTGAAGGAGCCGACCCAAATTATTGCTGGAGGGAGGTTGATCCAGTTGATGCTGCAAATGAAGCTATGAGTTATCACAACGATTAATGTCAGGAGGCCGCCCGAAAGGGCGGTAATGAATGGTCACATTATTTAGAAAAAATATCCGCGAAAGAGTAGAACAACAGAATTTCTGTTTCTCATTCTGTTTATCGTGTTGATGATACCGATATCCCCGTTAATCCTAGTCTGGATAATCGGAAAAATAATTGAGCCAGTTATTGAATTGTATAACGACGTGGTATGGGCGTCATTCAACACACTGCACAATAAAATTAATCCGTATAAGGAAAACTGATATGGCAACTTTGACAAAAAAAGAACGGGCATGGTTGAACGAATTACAGGAAGTTCTTGATCGCTGTCCATCACCGAAAAAAATTGGCTTTTACACCATTGGCGATAAAAGCATTTACCTGTATGACCTACGCCGCATGGATGAAATCATGGAGGCTCTTGATAATCGTTCGTCGATGGATTGGTGTGTTGCTGTTCATGATATGAATGCAGGGTTTGATGAAAAGATTTTGTTCCCCTCATCAGTTGAAAGCACTGCGGGTTAAGGAGTAACACATGACCACTATTACCAAAGAACGTATTGAATTGTTCATTAAAAATCCGCTTGAAAACGGGCTTACCCGTGGTGAACAAATGGAACTGGCACGGATTGCGCTGGCATCGCTGGAAGCAGAGCCGGTGGCAAAGATTATAGCTCATTACCCATTAGGGGTTGACGTAGGCAAACAAAAATTCGTACAGGCCATTAGAGAGCTTCCTGACTTTG